CTCTTCTTTTTCCTCACACTATTTAGAAAAAAATCATATTGAAGGGACTTTGATAATGAGTGATTCATATTCATCTCATTAGCAAGTAGGACAGTATCTAAATGACCAGACATGCACTTGTTAATAATAAACGGTGCATACTTACGTTCAGCGTCTGGATCTTCTTTGATGATATTGTTCTTGTTTAGATTGATAGAGTTCAACCAATCCTTGAGCTCAATCGTCATGATCATCCCAAGGATCTGCCAATCCTTTGTTTGCAAAGAATCCTTTGTATACTCCATAACCAGCCAGTAATACTGTGATCACTGCAATCGAGATCATAAAAGTAAAATCAGGATTGAATGTAAAGTGTGGTATAAGTGTTTCATTACACTTTGCAATCTTTTCTGGATCGTTCCAAGTGCCAGGCAAAGTATAAACTGGCGGACATGCGAGAAATAAATCTCTTACTGCATACATTTCGGTTCCCATAATTTATGCGGGGCAAGTTGGTGGTGGTGACATTTTAGGAAAACGCAAACGCTTTTTCCATTTTTCAATAAAATCTTTTATCTTCTTATCCATTATAACATATTATGTTTGGATGTGCTACTTTTTGTTCTATTCACTATAACAATAAATCTATCAGAGGCAAATGTCCCTGCAAGATTGACATCAATCTCATCCCCATCTTGCCAGTTTATATCACCATTCATTTTGGTGTGAAGCATTGCTTCTTGTATTTTGTCTGTAATTTCTTTTGTTAGTTTCATTAAAACCCTTTAGATTTTTTCTTTGGTTTATCAAGGACATGAACAACAGGTGGTTTAAAAGATTTTCTATTCCACCAATGTTCTTTTACTTCTTCCCATGTTTTTACAATAATTTCTTTATTATCATAAACTAATTTATAATGATGACGATCATAAGGCTCACTACTTGTTTCTGTAAAGTATTGAGGATCATTCTTTGGAATTAACTTAGTCATAACCAATGCGGTTTTCTGGATGGGTCACGAAGATAATTAGATGCAGCCCAAGGTTTGCTCGATATATAACGTTTGTAAGCAGTAAAAGTGTCAATGCTTGTGTCATATTTAAACTCATCTGGCCCTGCGAAAGTAAATGATGTTGGTAGGTATGGTGGTGGTGAAGAAGGGATAATAGTTGTTGCTTCTTCTAATGTCTTTTCACAACTATGTATTTTACCATAACGCCAAGAATATTCATTGCAGAGAGCAAGACCATGTGCAAGTAACCACCATGTATTTTCTAGACATTGATTTGCCCATATGGTGCAGGGGTGATTACGAAATGCACCCTTCTCTGTTTTATATGGTTCACCATTGATACGGTGTAACTCACCATAACCATGGCCCCACTTTTTAGAACACACAATAGATAACATTTGACATGTTTCTAATGGCATCTTGACAATGTGTTTATCAGGTAAACAACGTGCAGATAAAGTTGGTGATGGGTCAGTAACAAAAATGTTCATCAGTTATTCCAATGGCGGATTACTCCGCTAATAATAAAACAATTAGTGATAAGATAAGTAAGAAAGATAAAAGATCGTACAAGGACAATAGTATTATCATACCTCTTCGTCTTCTCATCAGAGAAAGAACCCAGTGCATACTTCCATATCCTCCAGAACTTTCTCATCTTATTATATCAATATCCATATCCTTTGTCCACACCTCAAGCTCAGTTCGTAAACTTCCACACTCCTTAAGTTTGTTATATCTTTTTGTAGCCATCTTCTTCCACTTCTTAACAACAGCATCAACATAAAACTTATCAAAGTTTTGTGGATTTTCTACCAACTGTTTATCTTCTCCGAGTAATACTTCTCTAACATTTTGGAAACCATAATTAGAAAAATATGTTCTCTTCTTTTCAGTCATCGCTGTTGCATTTGCAATCGCAGTTTGGAACTCCACAGCCTTTTGAGAAGACAAGTTCTTCTTGATTATGGCTATCATCTTGGTTTGTGTTTTTAACTTCCGACTCGATGCGTCGGCCTTGACCAACAGATCCCCATTGTTTCTCTCTATAAACCATTTGTTTAAATCCTTGAATATGTGATCATGAAGTAAAGGAGTAAAATTACTTTGTGTAAGGCCTTTGTATCTTAGAATAGGTTTCAATCCATCATACTGTGATGAACTCTTTGTAGTACCATAAAGAGATGTAGTTTCAAAGTGACATATATTTGCATCATATTTCTTATTTAATATATCTCTGACCTCATGTGTGCAACACAACATAGCCAATAATTTACCACCAAGATAGTTGTATCCAAATGGTTGAGTTGGAACAATAATAAATCCCATGATGGCATGACGATTGAAGATACCCAGATCAGGTGTTGTACCCAACCAATCATTACGTGGTTTAGAATTAATTGTTGGAGATCCAAATCTACAGAATCCTAAGATTGTATTTGTATTCTTTTCTACAATCATCCACTTCAATGATTTTCCAGGCACAGAATCTTCTATCGCATGAGATGTTGTAATCTGTAACTTCTCATTGAATTCTTTGAGTGAACGAATACCAGATATTCTACCACTTGTTTTCTTTAGATCTCTAGCTTCATAACAAGCAATATCCATATCCTCTGGATGCATATCATATGCAGTAAACATACCATGAGTATCCTCCTCCTCATAGAACTGAGAAAGAGGACTACGACTTAGTACACGTTCAATTTTTACGTTACGCAGATATTCATCAATCCTATCCATATTAGAAAAATAATTGATAAATTTATCAGCTGCATAAACAGCATCTTGTTCTTTTAATAACATAATTACTTGTTCATTTATGATGAAAAACTTCTACATATGATTCACATTTTGGGCAAGTAAACGTGGAGTAGAAATCATATTCAGACTCCTCTCCATCATTGATATCTTCCATATCAAAATCTGCACCCCAGATCAATTCTGTATTACAATGCCAACAATTCATTTAAATTTACACTCCACCATAATTTCAGTTAACGCCGCCAAAAGATTAATTTCTTGATCTGCGACAAAGGCAATTTGATACTGGTAACGAGCAATGATGAGGACAGCAGCAGCAACACTAGGCCCTTCAAGGGCGTCGTAAAGAGCATCGTAAACACGACGCAATAAAACAGAAGGATCATTATCCAAGCTATTGATGCACCACTTACGAACTTCTTTGAAGTTTTTTTCTTTGAGATTTTTAATGAGATCATGTATCTTTATATCCGAGAATGTTGCAAGTATACCAGTATCTATCTTACCACCAACAGAGTATCTTTGGCATTCATTAAGAACTCTCCTCCAATCAGGAAAGTGTTTATTTACTAATTCTACTAATACTTTCTTATCAGCTTCAACTCTTTCAATTTCTAGTATGTCATTTAGTCTTTTAAAAAATGATGCTGCAATTGTTGGTTTTGTCTTATTGTTAATAGAAAAATCAACTACCGCACATCTTGAATGTAATGGTTCAATGAGTTTATTTTTATAGTTGCATGTAAAAATAAATCTACAATTCTTGTAGAAAGATTCTATATTAGCTCTCAATAAAAGTTGTACATCATGTGTGGTATTATCAGCCTCATCAATGATGATGACTTTATGAACACCAGTTTGTTGTAAAGATACTGTAGACGCAAAGTTTTTGGCTTGGTTTCTTACAGTATCTAGAAATCTACCTTCATCAGATCCATTGATTACAATGTAATCTGAACCCAATTCTTCACACAACGCTCGGGCAACCGTAGTTTTTCCGACGCCTGGAGGGCCACTAAGAAGGAGGTTAGGTATCTCCCCCGCTCCCAAAAAGTCTTGGAAGGTTTTTTTGATAGTGTCAGGTAGTATACAATCATTTATTGTTTTAGGTCTATATTTTTCAACCCAAAGAAAATCATTACGAAGCATTTAAATTAACCAAAAGTGGAATCAGGTTCTAAAGCAATATAGTATTTGAGATCTGTATTTTTGTTAGTAAATTCTGCAAGAAGTTTACTTGAGATTACAACGTCATATGAGCCAGGAATAATCTTGATATTCTCAACTTTGAAGTTAAATGAGAACTCTTCAGTTGTCTCTCCTACTTCCTCACTAAACTCATGAGATGTGTCATTCTTCTTATCACGAACAATAATCTCAATCTTACCATTACGACTAATCACCGATAAATCGGGTACTTGATAGATTGCAGCAGCCTTGAGAAGTTTATCCAACTGTTGAGTTGCAACTGTAAAACAAACATCCTTTGTTGGAAGACTTATCTCTTTCTCTGGTGGAGATACAATCACATCAGGATCTGCAAAGAAGTATTTTGCACGACGGCGACCATCACGAATTGTAAGATAAGAATCTCCAAACTCTAGATCAGGTGCATCATATAAACTTAAACCACTTAAGAATTGGTTGAGATCATAGATCGCAAAGTCTTTTTCAAATTCTTCTTCTACCTCAGCTTCAGCAAGAATGTTTTTCATCACAGATATTGTTTTTAACTTATTACCTTCTTTAATCAAGATAGATTGATTAATCTGTGAGAAGTTTTTAAGAATGTTTGTTGTGTTACTAGATAGTTTCATTTGAGTCGATACTTTCATTTGTTAGGCCTGAAAAATGATATAAGAGTGTGCAATAGTGGATAGCTTTTAGAAGATCAGATTTTGATTTTCCATCTTTCTTTCCAAATCTAGACAGATATTTAATTGCATTAGATCTACAGAAGGCTTCTGCATCACCAATACTTTCAATCAAGTCTAAAGTTTGAGTTCCCTTTTTACCAGTATAATGCAATGTATATGTTTTTGCAATGTATTCCTCTGCAATTTTTAATATTTCATTTTCATTATATTTGAACTCGGTGGTAATATAGGGAGAAACTGTATTCTTTCCAAAATGATGAGAATACTGATCGTCGACAGTAGCCATGTAATCATCATAATAGTTGACTTCATAATCAAGTCCATCATCTTCATTCATTAGATGATCAAAGGCTTGAGTATATTCATCACCATTACATGCTTCCTCATCAGGAACAGATGGAGGCCAAGGTGAGCCTGGTGTCCATTCAAATCCACCAGACTTTTCTATCCACTCTAGATCTTTATCTACTGCAGTGTTACCACCACCCACTACTCTTTCAGCTCTTTCTCGATCTACAGGATCAGTAAAAGGATTTTCTGCATCAGGATCATTACGTTTGTAATCATAATATGCATCTGAATGTTCTACTTCTTTTTTCACAATAGGATAGTCCTCATCAAATGTTCCGTTTAGTATGGATGCTGCTAAACTCCATGCATTTACCATTATACCACCTTCTCCTTAGTAATGTCAACATCAGCATCTACCTTATCATAGAGTTCAAGGAAAGATTGTTTTGTCTCTTCATCAAATCTGTTAAGACACATCTTGATAGCCTTCAACTTATCACCAAAGATAGAGTATGCACGAACAACGTGAATCAAACGTCTTGTACTGATAATATCTTCAACACCACCATCATAGAATGTCTTACGAATGATGTCAGCCCAATCAACAAGTTTCTTCATGAACTCTAGGTCTTTTACCTTAAGACTAGTTGCAATCGCATTTAAGATCTTTGTCTCTACTGAGGGAGAGGGGTAGTCTTGCTCGAAGGTAACTGGGAATCGCTCGAGAAAGGCTTCGTTGAGCACGTTAGTTCCAATAAATCTTCCATCGTCTGAACCTTTACCTTTAGTATTTGCGGTGGCGAATATGTTGAATCCGTTGGCGGGTCTAACGAATCTGCCAATCTTTTTAAGGAAAATACCATTTCCCTCAAGGACACTCTGAAGGCAGAGGATTTTGTTAGAGGCAAGGTCGATTTCGTCAAGGAGCAATATTGCACCTCGTTCAAGGGCTTCAATGACTGGGCCATTGTGCCATACGGTTTCACCATTAACAAGGCGGAAACCACCAATAAGGTCATCTTCATCTGTTTCAATAGTAATGTTTACACGAATAATTTCTCTCTTCAATTGAGCACAGGCCTGTTCGACTCCAAAAGTCTTACCATTACCTGATAACCCAGTGATGAAAGTAGGATAAAATAACTTAGAAGAAATAATCTTCTTAATATCCGAAAACGAGCCAAACTTAACGAAGGTATCATCTTTCTCAGGAATAAGGTTTCTCTCTACTACAGGAGTAGCGGCTGGTGCAGCAACTGCTTTCTCTAACTGTTTTCTAGCTTGACTTACAGTTAGATTCCACTTACCACGACCAGTTTTGTATTTTGTAATTTTTTTTGTAATACTACGGTATGAAACACCATGTGCTGCAGCATAACCACGAAGATCACCTGTAGTAATTTTGTTACCGTAAGTTTTACGTAAGGAGTTTAAAAGATCAGAAAGGAACATGATTTAAATTGTTTTATGTATATATTAATATTAGAGAAAAAAACACCCCTTAACAAGGGGTGTTGTGCAGCTTTTTCAACTGGTTTTATTTGTTATGAGTTACAGGTGTTTTAGCCATTTCAGCAAGCGTTTGTCTTAAGAAAGGAGAAAGTTTTTCTGTAAACTCAGCAAAACACGTACCTTCAATAATAGGAATAGCAGTTGCATTTCTATCAGGTATAGCGTAACCTTGAGACTCTACATACTCATTATAGAGACTTATGAATCTACAAACACCTAAGTCAGAGACTTGTTTATAGTCTTTGGAATATTTACAAATATCAGCCTGTGTGATATTATATTTCATCGGAAGTTTAATACCAGCCTCTCTTGCCCTCTGTGTTTCTATTTCCATGTCTCGGAAATAATATTCCATCATTTCTTTGAATGAATCAATACCTGAGTTCTTTCGATTAACTGTATTGATATGTGAACCAAAGACTCTAAGAAATACAGATCCAGCTCTTACAAAGTTTCCTAAAATCTCTTTATCAGGTTCTTTTCCCTCTTCGTATAGTCCTGTAAAGGTTTCAAGTACTTTCCTTACATTACTTTCATTACCTTCTCTTATTGCTTTTTGAACGTAACTGTAAGAATTACAAGTAAACCTTGCATTATTCAAAGTATCTGCAACACCAATCAAATAGGTAGATAAAAAGGCAAACAACTCTGTAGCCCAATCTTGTCTAGAGATAAATGCAGATTTGAACTTATTATCTTGATCTTGAGTCAATCTAAAAGCACAATCGGCTGTATGATTTTCAGCCTCAACTTGTAACATTTTATCGTGAGAAATATTTTCTGGATGAAAATTAAGATTAACCGATATTCTTGTATCAGGGTCTTGCATAATCAACCATAACATAGTGATGCGATGATTACCCTGTGTTACAATAACTTCGAGATTAGGCCTTATAAACGCAAAAAGAATACCAGCTGCCTTATGTGAGAAACCTTTGAGATTCCTCAAATTATCTGCACATTTTGTGTAACTGATATCTTCTGTGCGATTATATGTGGGATCTGAAAATAAATCTCCAATTCTCGCTGCAACAACTACTGAATCTTTATCGGTATATAATCCTCTTTTTCTATCTTCTAAGACTTCTTCTAAGGTTGGAAGATTCTTGGGAAGTTTATCTATAACATCAAGTCCTGATAAACCCCTTAAAATTGTTTGTGTAACTTTCTTTGAAGCAAGAGTTACAAGGCTCAATGGCCTTTTAATAACTATCATTGTAGTTCTCCTGTGTGAAATAAATTAGTATGATTTCGTTAATGTGACTACCCCACACCTTAAATGTGGTTCTGTATTTCTACGCTAGTCATAGTATATATGATACATTAAGTTAATTATTTTGTCAACTGGGTTATAATTTTAATCTGTGCAGTGTCAGGCTGCATCTTTCTAATTAATTTTAATGTTCTACCATGCGGTCTATGTTTCCACCCATACCATTTTGATATCTTTCCATCTTCATAAGGTGGTTCTTTTCCAATAGAATAGTATTGATCAACTGTCATATCAATATCATCATTGGTTTCTCTATCTCTTAACCACCAGTGTTTATCTCCTCGCCAATCTTTTGCACTCATAATATCTAACGTATCTGTATCTAACAAATAATACATCGCCTGAGTTGTATGATAACAATGGCCATACATTGGATTACTCTCATTCTCTTCTCTATACTTCGGTGTTAGTAGATCTGGAGTTAAACACTTCTCAAGTTTAACAAGACATTGTGAAAGACAACTCAAACTATAAGGTACTTTTTCGTAGGTGAGTGACATAGTTTTTGTAATCTGCCATTCACCATCTACCTTTTTGTAAGAGTGTCTTTCAAGAGTTGCCATTATGCGATGAGTTCCATGAACTCTGATAGTATCTTCTTATTTAGCTTCTTTGCATTGAGTGATTTTGAGAAGGCTCTTTTGATCTGTGATTTAGTTGCATCTTCTTGAACCTCAAATACATTATCATTTGCAAGAGCAGTAGATGACATACCAAAATACTTTTTGTATCCAGTATTATCTAATGCAATAGATTTCTGTTTCTTCCAGATCTTCATCAACTTATCAGTTGTATCATAATCATAGTTGGTAGAGTTGGCAATAAATCTACGAGCATCACTACCAGTTAACAATCTAATACCTATGAAATTAACATCAGCAAATTTCTCAGATATATTTTGTAGTAAGACTTGTGTAAGACCACTCCAATCATTCTTCATATTGTATGTTCTACCAAGTTTACGATCTCTCAATGCATTAGTATAACTACTTACAGAATATGTACCATTGTGAGTTTCTCCAGTTTGTCTATCTACATATGCCTTATTGTATGACATAGATTGAGACTCACCATCAGTAAGAATAATTGTGTTTAGTTTCTCAACTTTGTACTTACTCTTGAACTCTGGTATAAGAGTATGTAATGAAATTATAGCTTCATTCAATGGTGTTCCTGATAAAGATAATCTTGGATAGTTGTATGAACTCTGAGAATTTTCAACAAGACAGAATAAGTTTTTACAATGTTGGTCAAACTCTCTGATTGGTGAATCACTAGAAATCATATTCAATAGATTGAATTGATCTGAAACTCTTAGTTCATGATCTACAAAATCTTGATGTATTAACTCACCATAAGGCTTCTGAAGTATTCTACCATCATCACAGTTACGATACCACTCGTTTGTAAATGCATATACATTGAAAGGTATCTTTACTTTCTTACAAAACCAAACTAGGTTTAATAATTGTTTGACAGTATCTTTAAGAACAAAATTCATTGAACCAGACCAATCAAGTATAAAAATTAATCCGTGGTTTTTACCTTCTGGTAGAACTGTAATCTTCTTAAAAAG